TATTACCTTCCTTTCTGGTTATCATAAGTGCCGCCTTTTTGCTGTCTTTCAGCATGACCGCGGCTATTTCCACTTCTTCGTCTAAGGCGAACCCTACAGCTTCTCTAAAATCCCCCGGAAGCTGTAAGCGTCCTTTTCCGTCAAGTTTACGGGATACCTTAAACAAACCGCCTTCATATAAACCCATTAGACTGTACACCACTTTCCGTATTTCGTAAGGTAGCCGTCTGGTCCCAGGTTACGGAAGTCCGTAGCGTGTTCGTTCGCTACGCCGACGTCCTTATAAACCCCCAGGTTATAGGCTTTTCCTTTGTAGAAACACCGGACTTCGTAACGCTGTTTATCTTTCCGGTAGTGGACACCCTTAACCATGTCGGCGTATTCTGGACCGGTAGGCTCTACCGGTACGTAGCTTTCGCCGATCGGAAGGTTAATAAGGTTATCCCTGGTAAGATTTAAGCTATTGCCGTCCTTAAAGATTGTGTTCTGTCCGCGTTCCGGCTTCGATATAACCCTATGTAAAAGCGGCTGCTTCTGTTCAAAGCCCGGAACATTTACTACCTTACCGCCGACACGGTGGGCGGTCGCTCTTATATAAAGCTGTCCATTGCTTTTATGGATAAATGAAAACCATGTACCAGGCCAAGACTTAACTACGTCCATATCCGCAGCATCTAGTTTTACTTCCACGGAACCATAGCCC